GGTTGCGAGTAACAATTTAACTTTAGTCGATGCCGTGATGCTCAGATCCGTGATCACTTGGCCGATCAAAGTGTCGAGGTTCTGAAAGATCGATTTCGCTGAATCGAAGTTTCCGGCGATCCAATCGTTATTAAAGTCTGTGGCGAGTTTGATAATCTCGTCCAGTCTCGAGGCGGCGCCTGGATACAAGGGTTTCAGTTCCTGAACGGCGCCAGTGATAATCATTACCGTCGCCGCAACGGATTTTCCTGAACAACCGGTGATTGATAACACTCCTAAAGCTGCGGCGCCGGTGGATGTTAGTTGAATGAATTGTCGTCTGTGCATGTTACTTGAGGAAACTCACCATTCGCGGCGCAACCTCAAACAACGTAACGAGGATGCCGGCGAAATAAGTAAGCCTTCCAATCTCCTGTAGTTTCGGATTACTGGCGAGAACGTAAAGCAAAAGACCTAAGACAGCGGCGAGCAATGGAACTAATATGATCATGTTTTCCTCCTTTTGGGCTGGGGGAAAAGTATCGATTCACCGTGAGTTAAGACTCGAGAATCTTCGTGGTGAGAGCGGCAATTAAAGCATTCGTTGTCGTGCTCGGTGAGGAATTCCTTGAAGGGAAGAACTGATCCGCATCTCCAACAGACACGATATCCTACGGTGCTTAACAGGTCGGTGTAATGCTGGGGGTAACATTCCATCGGATGCAATAATATCACCGAAACGTTTTTGACAATGCTTTTTCTTTTTCTTCGGAGTGGAGACGCTTGGCAATGAGTAATGCGAGCTTGCGGTCCTTCTTGCAATAAAGCTCAGAACGGACGTTAAGGGCGTCAAATCGCCTCTGGCCTAATTGCTTTAACTTCCAGGCTCGGTGTTCTTCTGGTTGCTCGGTAAAATGTCGATGGCACGAGTGACAGTGACAAGCAACGTTATCAGGATCGAATCTAACAGATTCCTTGCGCCGGCCGTGAAAGTGACTCGCTTCTCCTCCACCTTCACCAAGGTACTTGTAACAGGCCTCGCAAGTCCAATTCGCTTTGAGCCGAATGTACTTTGAGAATTCAATGTCAGCAGGATCACGCTTTATCTTGTGCCAGCTCATATTCGGCCACTCGTTTCCCTGAAGGAGTCATGATCATTTTGGTCTTGACATTAAAGCCTAGCTTCCTGATGTCGTAGATCCTTCCTGAAGCTCGAAACGAACCGAACTCCTCAAGGATTTGAATCGGAGTCAATCGGCGTCCTGATTTTAACGCTTCCAGGATTGCCTGAGTCTGACTTTCTTGAATTTCAAATGGCAAAAGTGGGGTCATTTTCTTTCTCCTTACAGTCCCCTTTTCATCAGCCATTTGGACCTTGATGCCTTGATCGTCCAGAACCATGATAATCAAGCTGATTGCCTTTTCGTATTCATCAGGCGATAAGTTACGCTTTTGAATTTCGCGCTTTCTTCGTTCGTATTCGTGCCAGTCAATTTCCTTCACTTTGCGCCTCCTGGTACTGCGGCTGACTGCGATAAGTAACTAACTCTCCGTCAAAAGCTAATTCGGTCATAAAGATCGGGCCCTCTCTTTGTTTTGCGCATTTGAGATCCCGTTTATAGAACGTCATGCCTTGTTCGGGTTTGTCACCAAATAAAAAAATCACTGTATCTGCATCCTGTTCGATTTCGCCGCTGTCCCGCAGATCGCGCAATTCGGGCTCGCGTTTTTCCGCCTGGAAACTACGGCTGAGTTGACTAATAGCGATAATCGGGATGCGATACTCCATCGCCAGACCTTTCAAAGCCCGCGAAATTGATCCCACTTCCTGATTACGCGTTTCTTTTCTAGTGCCTTCCAGAAGCTGAAGATAATCCACAACCAGCAATTCAATCCGTTCATTCCGCCGTTCGTACTCACCTAGGTATCCGCGAATGTCCGCCACGTTCAGACTTACATCATCGACAATCATTGGCCGCATTGCCAAACGCACCACTGCGGCAATGGCTTCCTTGTACTCGCGTTCATAAATTCCCGGACGGATCTTCCAACGCGCTACATCCGCTTCCACCGCAACTAACCGATCAAATAATGATTCCCGCGTCATTTCTCGCGAGACGATATATGCCCGGTGGCCGCTTTCCGTGATGTTCGCCGCAATATCAACCGCCAGAGTGGTTTTACCAAAACTCGTGGGAGCCGCCAAAATATACAACGCAGAAGGAATCAACCCTCCGCCTGATAGCTTGCTGTCAAGTTCCCGAAAGCCTGTAGGTAAAGCATCGGAAATACCCTTGAATAAAAGTTCGAGACGTAAGAGTTGATTATCTGCAAGTTCTTCCAGACTCGCCGGCTTGCGCTTCTCGCTGCGATACTTTCTTACTTTATCCAATTGCTCAATCGCTATGCCTAGGACCGTATCCAGATCCTCACCTTCGTCGCCAGCTTGAGCCAGCAAGCGGTTCGCTAATTTGATTAATCCCCGCCGACGAGCGCATTCTTTGATCGGTTTGACAAAGAGGTTTAGATTGACCGCTCGCGGGAGGCCAACTGTTAAGTCACTTAAAGCCACAATTCCGCCGGCAAACTCCAGTGAGTTCTCCTTACGCATCTGCTCAGCCAAAGTAATCGAATTGATTTCCAGTTTTTCGGAGTTCAATACCAGCACGGCCCGATAAATCGATCTGTACGAAGCGACATAAAACCATTCCACCGGTAATTCGCGCCGCGCCTGATCCGCTAGTAACGGATTCAACAAGATCGAACCAAGTACGGCCCGTTCACAGTCAGGACTGTGCGGCATCTGGTCGATATTCACGGCCTAACCTCCTTGCTAGTTCTGCTTGCTTTTTATGCCAAGCCGCATCATGCCCGTTCCCTTTGGTTCCGGGATCGTCTATTGGTCGAAATGGCCGATCAATCTTGTTCAGCCAGTTCACGAAAAATCTCGGCGTCAGTTTCCGCCGATTGAGAGCACACCAACGCTCCGCCTTCTGAAATTCGTGTGAGACGTCAACGTGAGAGTACGCAGGATCTTTTTTTAAATCCGCGAGCGAGAGCTCTTCTTCTTTATATAGGTTCTTCTTATACTGTTCTTCTTTATGTCCACTGTGGACGTTGCTTTCATCGATTTTGGACGTTGCAATGTCCACTGTGGACGTTGTGACTCCCTCAACGTCCCGGGTGGACGTTGTAAAACGGGTTGTGTTTTCGCGCCAGATGTCTGTTACGGTGATTTCAAGATAGGGCTTTCCACCGCTCGGGTTGGGCAGTTCTTTTGTTCTAATCAAGGACTTGTTTCCCAGGAGGGCTCTAGGTTGTTCTAAAGCTATCCGGGCCCGGGTAACCGATCCGGTTCCCATTGAGCATTCTTTCGCGAGAGTAGCGCGAGATTTTGTGCACCTCCCGCTGCGTCCTGCGCCGGCAGCTCGCTTGATGTGTGAGTAAAGAACAAACTCAGTCGGCTTGAGCCCGAGAGTGAAAACGATATTGGGAATTTGCGTCCAGTATTGTCGTTCGTCGCCTTCGTCAAGGAACGTGTGTATTGCCATTCAGGGTTTCCATTTCCGGCAGGCAAAACAAAAGCGGTTTATTCCGCGTTCGCATCGGCAGACCATTTTTCCCACTCCACCTCAATTTTCGCAGGAAAGACAGTGAGCGCAACGCGGAATAAACCGCTCTGAGCTAAAAAGGTAGAGTGATTTTAATGGCCTGCCGATGTGCCTGTCAAATCACGAAATTTGCAAAGAACTATGGCGGAATTTTACTCCACCATTAAGAACTGTCAACAGCGATAGTGTTTTATTTTTGCAATCAAAACTCAACCATTCTTAAAACTTTTTTCTGTACCCTGTTTCCAGACATTTCAAATTACCTCTTTGGGCTGTGAAAGCTGGACACTTTCATGGCCCTTTTTTTAGCTCAGAAATAACTGCTGCTCTGCTCGCCGCCTTCTGATCAATCCCAACATCACCTTCCCGGCTGCCTTGTCCCACTTCAAGATCCTCTGAGGTACTGCCTTGATACCCTGATTCATTAGCTTCCTGAGATTCCCGGCGCCGCAGTTGAATGTGAAACTAACCAGAGCTGAAAACTGATTCTCAGTCATCTCAATCCCTAACCCATTAACCGCATCCTCAGCGTCTGATAGGTCCTCTCTCAGCCATTCCTCAGCCTGGGCCTGAGTACAAGTATCCCCTTTGTTGACGTCTTTAGTGTGGCCGTAACCTATCGTCCAGGGATCTCCTCCAGTACCAGGATCGGGATAAGCCTTCAGTCTTAAACCTTCAAATGAGGCTATTAAATCAATTCCTGCTTGATTGGTTTTCATTGATTCTCCTTCTGAATTGTGGCTGTGTCCCGAAGGTAACAGGATGTATTATGCAGGCATCCTATGCGCCTCTCAGCGCCACCACCACAAACTCAACAAAACTCCTGCAACTTCCGAAAATTCTCCGCTGCGTCCCGATAGAACCCCTCCGCATGTTTTAACATTTCAATCTGCGGCGGAGTCAGGGTTCGACAGAGATCGTCAATCATTAACAGATTAGTTGCCGCCATCGCCCTTTGCGTCGCTAACTGTTTCTCGGATTCAAGATCAATCATTTTGTTCTCCTTTTTGAAGGCGGATAAGACCCATGCGTGAACTTACCCGCCCCCTTCCTGCGTCCGTTTTCCCCGACAGTTTACCCGCTGTCCAGACGCAGAAACCTTAAAACGGCGGTCCGTCATCGTCGGCCGGCGCACCGCCCCAATCTTCCCGCGGAGGCTTGACTCGCCGCACTCGGATGCAGTCCACCGTATCGCCTTGGAACTCTGTCTCAGTAGGAAACAATGTGATGTCTTTCCCAATCCACCCCTTGGTGTCCATCGCCCCCAGGTTTTTGGCGATTATGTTCGCATTGGTCTTGTTAACGATCCAGGCTTTCTCCGTGCCGGTGAATGTAGCGACCAACTTCTTCCCCTGTCCGTTCGGCAAAGCAACCAGATCAATCGATTCAATCGTTACCGTGACATCCCGACCTTTAAGATCGTCGGTTTTCAGGTACTTCGATGGGAATGCATCGTTTAAATTCATAGCAGTTCAGCTCCTTTGTGTTTTCGAGTTAGGTTGCCGGAGTTGGCTGCGGGACTCAGATTGCGCTCCGGCCTTGATACCCTGTCACCGCCTGCCTATGACACAACGATGATGTTGGCATTGGTCCCACAATGCAGGGATTTTTCTTGCCTCCCTTTCGGGAATCTGTGTTATTCTATCATTGCCTATGATATGAAAATGAATCTTAGATTCCCCAATTCAAATCAGAAGCAACATCGGTCGCACTTCAAAACTGCACGGCCAAATCGAAGTCTGCGACAAGCTCATGTGTGTGCCGGAAATCCGGGCAACGAGAAACTGGTTGATGTTTCAAGAAACACCTGCGCCCCGGTCCATATGCCAGTGCCTGCAAACGCAGGATAGTACTTACTAACGGCATACGAAGGCTTTTTAACAGTAGCCCCATAGTACTACTGGCGGGGATGGTGGTGTGTCTCTTAATTGAAATCATGCTTATCCTGTAATTCCAGATGCCTCAGCCGACTCTGAGTTGAACTGATGGCGGTTTGGATCGCCCTGATCCTTTTGTCCAGATAATCCACTTTCGCCTCGGCTATCCTTGCCTGAGTCATTTCCTGAGCACAAGCCTTCACGGCTAAAGCATCCTTGATTTTCAACGTCACTTCATCCGGCGCCGTTAAAATACAATCCGCATAGAGAATGTCATACTCACTCCGAAGCTCAGCCGCTTTCTGGGAGGCCTCGCCATACTGCTCAATCGCTTCACCGAGTTTGTGATTCAGCCGGCTTAACTCTTTGTGGATTGATATGAGATCATCAGACAATTTGGATCTCTCCCGGCCCTAGAGCTACACAACTGTCTAAATGTTGACAATACTGGCACGGCCATCTGGTTTCTTTAGGCTTCTCAATGATCTTCCCTTCATACTCCCTCGCAGGGATCACAAAGTTTCTTACCTTATCAACAATTTCTTTATGCCTCTTGACTTCTGCGAGGATCTGCGGCATTAAATATTCAGTCTTAAAGCGCCACTCGAAACATACTGCTTCGTCTTTCGTTGCTGTCTTTCTTACGTAGATAATTGCTATGTACGGTGCCGTCAATATGTGAGCATAAATACCCGCCTGGAGTTTATGCTCAAGTTTTGGCCCTTCAGCCGGCTCGTCTTTCTTAAACCATCTTCCGTTCGATTTCAGGGGTATTCCTGTAGCCTTCATGAAAGCAAAATCAGCTACCGACTTGATTTCACAAACTATCAGTCCACCGTCCTCAGCCGAATAAACCAGATCCGCATGGGCAGTGAGGAAGTCCTCTAATTCCAGTTCAACCTCTTCCTGGGCGGCGTCTGGATACGCTCCTAACATGGCATCCTGAACCAGATCATGGATGAAACCCCCAATCTTGAAATTGAGTAAACTTTCACCCGAGATTTCATTTGACGCCGGGTGGCCTGAGATAGAAAGCCCTATTGCGCGGCTGCATTTGCCCGCTAACGAGGCTCTGGAACGAATTAGACCCTCTGGGTAGGCTTTTTCCTCAAACGCCTGTAATCGCCTTAAATGGCCGAAAAGGGTCTCTTGAATACGCTCTAGCATTACCCGATCTCCGCAATAAGAGCCTGTAACTTCTGGCGGGTAGGTTCTGAGCCGAACTCTTCCCAGTAATCTCTTACGGTTCTTTCTAGATCCCACTCCACCAATCCCCGGTGGAAACCAACTGGATACGACGCGATATCGTTAGACGATTCCGTCTCGGAGTAGTTCAAGTCCTGTTTGGTTAAGCTCATAATTGCCTCCCTACCAAATATCCCGGATCGGATTCATCCAAAATCCTGTCTACCTCTAGAACCGGACCCTTTGAACCCGATATCTCAATCCACGGCGTTCGTGGCTTCTCATTCCGTCGCTTGATCGCTTCCTTCGCCAGTTCCCTTGGAGATATCCGCTCAGGATCTATCACTCGTAAATTAGCCATGCTTCCTCCCGTTCTTCCGTTTCTTGTATTTCTCTATCTCAATCCGGCGAAACATCCATACTCCTCCGAACCGTTCCGCTTTTAACTTGTCGGCCAGTTGGCGAATCCGGCGATCCGTCAGCTTCAACATTGCCGCTGCTTCCTGTGATGTTATTAGATTTCCGTTCACGGCAACTGACTATAATCCCGCAAGGCTGGCTTGTCAAGAACTATTTTTCCGCCTGCGGAAATTATTTGCTTGACATCTATTTCCGTTTGCGGTAGTCTCTGGCTGGAGGATAAATCAATGAATGACATCTTAGCAGTAGCCTTGAAAGCAATGGCGGAAGCATCGGATGAGATCGTGGAAGGATCGGGAGACGCTATTCGGGAATTCTCAAAACAGTTTGCTTCCAGACCGAAGCCGGAGACTTCCTTTGACGATCCTGATCACTGGAATATTGAAGAAGGAGGGAATCCTCTGTGAAGCCAAATACTAAAGAAACATTTCTCACTTACGTTGAAAAAGACGACTCGGGATGCTGGCTTTGGCAAGGAAGTATGACCGGAGGAGGTTATGGTCAAACGAGATTAGGGCGGTGCCGCCGAGCACACAGAGTGTCATGGTTGCTATTCAGGGGTGAAATTCCCGCTAATCTCTGCGTGCTACACAAATGCGACGTTAGGTCTTGTGTTAATCCGGATCATCTCTGGCTTGGGACGCATAACGACAATATGCGGGACATGTTCAACAAAAGCCGCCAAGCGTGGGGTGAACGACACGGTAAGGTTAAACTAACCCCAACTCAAGTTAGAAGAATTCGAGAGGAATATGTTTACCGCTCTAGAATATATGGTAGTGAAGCATTAGGCCGCAAATACAACGTGTATCCAACGGCTATTCTCAAGATCGTTTCTGGTCAAAATTGGAGTGATAAAGGTGGGAATCAACTGAGCGATGATTACTGGGGGGAATAATGGCTGTCTTACTAACTGATATTCTAATGGTTCCCTGTCATACCTGTGACGGGACGGGATTGATCACGGAGCCTGTCTTTGGCGGCTGGTCATCGGTGCTTAACTGCCGGAGGATCATCGGCTATGAACCGGCTGAATGCCCGGACTGTGAAGGCGGGTATGTGGAAGCCTGCGAGTTGTGCCGACAGGAAGTGAAGTTCTGTAACTGCGAGGAGCAAGCCAATGACTGACCCTGAACCGGGAACTTATGGCGCAATAAACCGCGACGATTATCCTGCACTGGTGACTATCGGCATACCCTTCTATGGTAAGCATCTGCTTGTGTGGGCCATGAAGTTTAAGGACGGTCGGGTGGCGCAGGTATTGATGATGGAATCTGAGTGGGCTGCGTTGCCTGAAGAAACCCGCGAGCGTTTAAGCCATAAGGCGGGAGAATGGAAAGAACCCGAGGAGCAAGCCAATGACTGACCCTGTAGCCGCCGCAAAGGAACTACTAGCCAATTCTGAACTGATCGAGACGGTCGTTGGAGTAGACATTGCTGACATTCTTGCCGGTCTACTCGCTGAGTTGCAGGCATCCCGGAAAGACGCTGACCTTGGCGAACTCTGTGAGAACTGTGACGCATGGACAGGCAAAGACAATGGCCGCGTTTTATCGACTAGGACAGATTCGCGGAACGTCATTCGGTTACGCTCAAGGGCTGCGGGTTGCAGAAGCGTGGAAAATCAGGGCGTTGAAGGCGGAACGAAACCAATGAACAACGACGACACCATTACCACCATCGCTCGCAGGGCTGCGGAGAAGGCTGTCGAAGCAAGAGGCGTTGACGGCATCAGTGTAAGACGCCTGAATGAATTATGGGAGCAATCTCAAGTCAATGGGCGCACTGACGACGATCTGTACGGGCGACTACGTGATCAAGAAATGGACAGCGTTGTACGGTTGGAAATTGACAGACTCGCCGAACTCATCGCCTCCGTCCTGCGTGAGTCTCCTGATTGGGAACACACCCATGAACATGATCGGAAACTAATTGCTCGTGATGGATGGATGTGCGAGCAACACCCTGGTCGAGAATGGCCGCATGATGACTGTGCTAGCCCCGGCCAATCATGGAGGATCGAAGGTCGGGAGCGAATAGAATCCGTCCTGCGTGAGAGCGATTTGCTTGCCGCTGCCCGTGAAGATGAACGGGAAGCGTGTGCGAAGATGTGCGATATGCGTGGACGGCGATTAGCGGGAACGGAGATTCGAGCTAGGGGAAGGACAAAGAAATCGGTAAATTGAACGCTAAATTGTTAATAGGCCGCGAACGTGAGGACGCTATCCGCACTATTCGTGAATGTCATTACACGCGAAGCGTTCCGAGCGGTAAGAGTCACTATATTCGGTTCGGAACAGCCATAATAGTTTGGTCGATTCCGGCAAATAAAAATATCGCCAGATTTTTACTCAAAACTGGGACGGTGTGGGAATTATCGCGCTTGTGGGCACCGGATGGACACCCCAAAAATTTATTAACGCAAGCAATAGCAGGTGCGGTAAAGATGATTCGTAATTTAGAGAATCCCGACTGCCTTGTTAGTTATGCAGACCCAAACGCCGGACATCACGGCGGCGTGTACAAAGCTGCATCGTGGATTCCACACGGTCAGAGTGAAGAAGTCAGAGCATACCGAGGAGTCAATGGGGAGATAGTAGCGCGCCGGGCGTTTCACTCTGGACGCAGGGCTTTGCGAAAGAGCGAAATAGAAAGTCTCGGATTCAAAGAGTTAAAACTACCCGGAAAGCAACGATTTGTACGGCCATTAACGGCGCAAGCGAAAACACATTTCAAAAACTACGAAGCGCCAACCAGTGTGCGAGCCAGAGGAAAGGATGAAGCCTAATGATCGATCTTCCAGTAAACCGTAGAAGTGTCATTCGTCTCTACTGTGCTGTCTGACTTGCGGGCGTTAATTATAAAACTTGTTCCATTGACAATGGTTCCTATCTCCAACACCCCTCTCGCGGCCCCGGCTCCCACAATCTTATTCAACAGGATCGTGTCCCCTGTTACCACCTCAGCAGTACTTATTGTGGCTGTTCCACTTCCCAGATTTACCGTTCCTTCCACAACCCCTGTGGAGTATTGATTCCCGGTATGAAAAGTCGAGGCTGAATAAGTCGCCGGCGTCGTGTTCCCTGCCAATTTATTATCTTTAATGTGATTTCGGGTCCCTCCGGCTCCCACAACCCCCGTTGCCCATCCCGTGGCTGTGTTCCCCTGGCAGATGACATCCGTGGCGCTGCTGAGATCGATTCCGGTTCCCGTACCTCCATTCAACAGGTAGTTACGGGAAACCGATCCTCCGGCGAAAACTGCAATGACGCCGCTGCCGCCACCGCCTACAGTGTCAACAATGTTCCCGTCTATCTGAACCCGGTTGTTGGTGCCCCCGGTAACGTTGATGCCGTGTACCCCGATGGTTTTCAGCACGTTCTGAGCAATACTCAGATTCGTCGTTGAGGAGGCCACATAGATCCCTGTTCCCGTGATAGTCTTGAGGGTGTTTCCTGTGATTACCGAATTAACAAGCGAGTTTCCTGAAACACACAGAATCCCGTTATCGAAAGCTCCCGAGATCACGTTTCCTGCCACTACCAGACTATCGCAGGCGCCGGTGAGTTTGATTCCTTCCTGGGTAATAGCGATGATTGAATTATTCGCCAGCACTCCAATCGTTACGGTGGAAAACACAATCCCGTCCTGCGTGGAGGTTCGGATCACATTTCCTACAGCGGAGCAGTAGTTGACCGTGTTGAATACGATTCCACCCACCGGAATAACGCCAGTAGTCATTTGCTGCCCTACGGTGTCAAAGAGATTTCCCTGTACGGTTACTCGATCCGTGGAGACTACGTAACATCCTTCCCCTGCGGTGTTATAGACTCGATTGCCTTCAATGAGGATGTTCGTGTTCGTTATCGAATTGCCATACGATCCCACTCCATATCCTGAGCCAGCGTGATTCGTAGACAGTTTGTTGTTCTGATTGACCCAGTTCCCCATGATGTCGCTGTCTGTACAATCAATCAGGAGAATTGAGAACCCTACAAAGGAATCATGAACATTGTTGTTGCGAATGTGAATCCTGGAAGCAGTCTGAGCCCACTGGACAATATCGTAAGAAGAAGCAAAGGCATCCCCTCCACCTATGGCGCCGTTGGCTGAAACATCACAATTCACAATCCAAACGTCCGTGGAGTTCGTGCATCCTATTCCTACCTGGGGCCCTGAGACGGGGGTGAAAGTCGCTCCGCTTTGCCAGATGTTATCTATCTTCACGTCTGCAGCGGAGTTCACATAAACCCCTCGGGACAAGGTGGAAGTTCCCGACGATCCGGTGACTTTGAAGTTACTCAACCTCACATGTGATCCGGTGATCAGAACCCCTTCGGCAATTCCTGCGGCATTCTGGAAGAACAGCTCAGAGGTATACCCTGATCCAAAGATGGCCGCATTGCTCCCTGAGACAGTGATGGCTGAAGAGCACGTTAGCCGATACTCCCCCAGTAAGAGGATGATGTTGCTTGAGATAGTCAGGGGAGCCGTGACTGTGAGGTTGGTATAAAGCCCTCGCGCATCCACTACCCCTCCGTTTCCTCCCAGGGCTGTGATAGCGGCGGCGATCTGAGCTCCCGCGTTTGCTCCGGTAACATTATCCACCAGACGAATGGTAGCCGTGGAAGATGGGAGAACCGGATCATTCGTACCTTTGGCAATCGGACTGATTGAGGAAACAGGAGCCACGCTTAATTTGGTGATCCCTTTAGTGTTTGCGCTCGCGTCCGGCGCCGGAGAGAGAGTGTTGAAGTAATTCTGTACCTGCGTGGCTGTCCAGTAAACCAGAGGAGGATTAACAATCACCGTGGCTTGGTTATTGACCACTAACTGTTCGTAAGTAATCACTCCCCCGGGATAACTCGCTTGGGCAGGGATGAACCATCCTTGAAAGAGATAGTCTTTCGGAGTGTTCCCCTGGAAGAACCGGGCAAAGACCTGAATTGATTGTGGTGTGGGATTCTGTGCATCAAGAGTCGTGAATACATTCACTGCCGTAACGGTGATGATTCCCGTGGTCGGATCAACCGTACAGGGAGTGCTTACATAAAACCCTGTGTTTCCGGTTCCCGGCATGACCGTAAGGTTATTTACATCCTGGAACTGCTGGGCGTACCAGAGCCTCAAAGTGACTGGCTGAGTTCCCGTGATTCCTGAATTCGGATTGGCTTGAAATGTGTCCAAAGTAAGCATTAGTGAATTACCGCTGGTCCTCCCAGAACCAGTCCCTTGATTGTGCTGGAAGCTGCCCCGCCTCCTCCTATCTGGAGAGCCGCATCCAGAGTCGTAAAGTTAACTCCTACATCCGTTCCGTCCGTTGCGGCCCGATATCCTGGTGAACTCGCGGTCAGCTTATACCCGTGATAATCTCCTCCGGCGTCTGCCGAGGCGGCATTCACGAACATCATCGCCGCGCTACTAGCAACACAATTATCCCCGGCCGGCAGGAATGGAGTGATGTTGCTGCACCCCATGGAAGCATTGTCGATTAGGTAATTGTGGTTAATGGTTGATGCGGCCACCCATCCCGTACCGCTTTGGTCGTTGTAGCCGTAAGAAATCCAATTTCCTATATTATCTTTAACCGTCGAGCCGGGATTGAGATTTAGGATTTCTATATACCAGTTGTCACCAATCGCGCCGCCGCCGATGTTTCGAGCCGTGTTATGCGTGAGCGTGGCTCCGCTTCCGCCTTGTAACTTAAGCCAACCTTCGCTGGTAAGGGTGAATAGGTTGTTATCAACAACAAGTCCGCTGCTGGTTTGGCCGGTTTCATATTCCTCAATTTGACTGAGCGCCATAAATCCGCAGTTCTGAAAGATATTACTGCGGATCGTCCAGTTGTTTGTCGAAACCCAGGGTGTAGCTCCGCCTTGACTTACTTGGTTGATTGAGAGCGAACCCACGGCAGACTTCGGCGCAAGGTTTGGGCCGGTTAAGGCGAAGACATTTCCTTCCCAATCAACGTTATTGCCCATCTTAGATTCTGTAAATCCCTTGCCCAAACTGCCGAGGTTGTCTCCGGTGGCCGCAATGTCTCGGAAGAGCCTTGCCCAGTCACTATTAACTTCAAATCTGTTTTGGGTGATCGTCACGTCGTGAATAACTAACCCATCAAACTGAGCCACGCTACCGTTAAGCACCAAAATACCGGCACCGTTGCCGTCGACGTTTGCTGGCTGCCTTCCCCACCATTGATAGGTAACGTTGTTTCCCGAGATAGCGGTAACTTTACCAACTTGCCACTGAACGTTTGAGACTGGCTGGCCGCCTACAATAAACTTCCATTTCATGCTGCTCCCGGTGACAGCACCAAAACCAGTTGAATCAACCGGAATTGTGAGATGCGTGCTATCAGTCACGGTCACGCTACCATTTCCACAGCCATTGCCATTACTGCCCCATTGTCCGTTGACCGCCGCCCACGAACCGGTAAACCCGCTCACAACTACACACCCTTCGGGCACTAAAACAGTGCCATTTGGATACGTCATCGTTTGCACAGTTAAGGTCGTCGGATTACCAGCGGTTGCGGTAGTCACCGTCTGATCTTGAAAATTCTTAAAGGCAATTAGGTCGCCAACTTGTAAACTGCCCACACTGGAAAGCGTAACGTGGGTCAAGTCGGTTACGGCAGTAACCGTAACGATATTAGCCGGATCAATCCACGTGCCACTAGCGCCGCCCATGAAGATCGAACCGTATTGGGCTTGAATATAGTTGTTGTGGATCGTGTAAGGCCCAGGGCCGGCGTCAATCAAGATGCCGCGCGAGGTGGAGAGGTTCTGCGTGAGCTTATTGATCGTCTGCCCCGTGAACGTGCCAAACCCAGTAGAATCGATGTTAGTCAGGTTGAAGGAGCTGTCGTAGTTCTGAACCGTGGCGTGGGTAGAGTCCACTGCCGTTACCAGTTTCAATCCGTTAAGCGCGGCCCACGCACCTGTACCGCCGCTGAAGAAAATTAGATTTTTGTTATTGCTGTAATACCCGATGGGATTAGTGAAAGTCACCTGAACCGGGTTGGCGTTCGTGGCCGTAACGATAGCCTGATCAACCGAGGGATACTCATAGCCCATAAAGTTGTAGGCGTAGTTGTTCGTTAGCGTAATGTTGGCACCGTTGATATGAAACACTTCCTCAGCCGAACGGTAAGGGAGCGGATCGACTTCACCGGGATAAGCGAGGCAGCGGTCGAAGGTGATATCGTGCGGCCAGTGATTGTAGGTAATTGCGCCCGAGTCGTCGTTTGCAATCAGGTAAGGAGTCCGAATGCTGTTCGGGTAAATATTTTGAGTCGTGAACGCGATGCCTTGGACGGTCCAATGATGTGAATCGACCATCAGACTAAGTGCTGGTGTTCCCAAAGAGGTCGGGCTTACCACCTTAGCCATGCTTGAGAGGTTCGACGGGGAAACCCTAACACCTGCGGGCAATGACAGTCCGGTTGATTGAACGATAATCGGCGTTGTTCCCGCGCCCTTGTTAGTCAACTGAAAAGTGCCCACAAAGGTATCGCCCGGATTTAAGTTGATCGTGTCGCCTAACGCGGCTGCGTTGATCGCGTCCTGTAGGTTTGAGTAGGCACACGGTTGCCCTGTACCAGAGCCGGGATAGTTCGCGTCGGTTGTTCCAGTGCATTGCGTGGTTGTGCCGCCAGCATTGCGTGCGTACCAAGTGGTTGCGTGCGCGGCGGTACTTAACAGACAGACGAGAATCAGTATGCGAATCATTAGTGTCTTGCTTAGTCTCATTCTTATGCTTCGCTGGTGTGCGCGTTCATCCCCTGGGGTAATGGACAAAGACAACAAGCTCATTAACCGTTAGCCAACTCACGGCCCCGGCTTGAACGCCGCGCCAAGAGCTATCCATACGTCACTCCCGCCGCCACTAATGCCATTAGGGTGTTCAGTGGTGGAGGCTGCCAATTTGTCGAATAGAGTGAAATTGTTATTGGTTGCGCCAACATCAAATTCTCGCAAGGTGTAGCCTGAGCCAATATTGTGCCCGCCACCTGCGCCCGGATCGCGTATGCTGCCCAATATGAGATCGCCAACCACTACGGTCATATTCCCAGTGTCCGGTGTTAAGCTGGTTCCAGTAGCTTCCAAATGTGTTCGTAACGGAGTTGAGGCCGCCACGCCACTATATTCAGCAATCAACATACGAGGGAAACTGCCAGCACCCGAAAACGTGACGGTGTTAGTTCCAGCGCTCACCAGACAGTTAGGTACATAAAACAGTTCCCCTTCCTGTCCGCCAGAATCAGTGATGGCCGCAATTGGTGTGTAGGTGTTCCCGGCACCATCAGAAATACTAAACGTCCCGCCACCTGCTGAGAACGCCGCAACAACCAGAAGATCGCCTGCTGAGTTTGAGCTAAAGCTTGCGGTGGCGGGCGAGATAGAGTTAGATCCAAACGCGCCCCTTACAAACGTAGGTGTCTGAGCGCCGCCGTAACCTTTCACACCCGGCCCCGGCCCCATGCCCTGAGCCGCTGCGGTGACACAGAACAGAAGAATCAACAAAAGAGTTTTCATCGCACTACTGCCCAGTTTAGGGTAATGGCTCCCGGCGTGATCGAGGAACTGGTGTTATTACAAACCTTGAAGTTTGCTGTGTTTGCGGTTGGATAAACAATGATCGTCAGCATTCCATTGGCCGAAGCAATGTAACCCGTAACACCCGTAGGATCAGCGTTAAAACTCCACACAATCGAATCGGTGGTGGCGATCCCCGTTCCCGCTGAAGTCACTACTGACGCACAGGTAGCAGAGTTGATCGCGCCTGTTCCCAGAGCCGCTGTGCCACTGGCAATTGTCCGCGACATAGGGAAGAACGAACCATTGTTGAAAGAACACAGGATTGCATGTGAGCCTGAGTCGGCATAACAAATCCCCACCGAAGCCTGGGCAAGAGCTGCGGAGCCTTCCTTCAATCCAAATGCACCCCCTGAACCTACGGTCAGTGTAGGCGGGGATGAACCCGTGGAAAGCGAGTTGGCTGTTAAGTTCCCGCTTCCGTCCACGTTGGCTAAAGATGACGGAACGGTAACTATTCCTATGCCCGAGGTGGTGGTGACAATGCCATTGGTTGTGAGAGCGCTGATCTTCACCGTTCCAGTGGAGTCCACTGCGTTCGTTCCATCCGACTTCATTAAGGCATTGGCGGGAGCTGAGTTTGTAATACCCCCTCCGCCTCCACCGCCTCCAAAGGTTGCCACGCAGTTCCAGGCATTCCCGACCCGGAAAGCAAAGGCTCCCGTGCCGCCTCCGGTGCAGGGGTTCCCCGTGTTACAGTCGCGGCAGTAACGAACGCTGCTGTTGGACTGTGCCCCCAGAGAAGAGAAGCTGACAATCAGGAATTGACTGGCAGGCTGGGATGGTCCCTGAGCCAGGGCGGTGATGGGAAGCAGCAAAACAAAGAGTAGTTTTTTCATGCCGGAACCTATGGAATGAAGCGGACATAAATAGTTACCGTGCTCGTCCCGCCGGAGTTGTTGAAGATGTACATCTGGCTGATCGGAACCGTGTCTGAAGCCTTCCCCGAGGCGCTGTCGGTAATAGCAATACCCGAAAACACCAGTGCGCCGGTTGTCTGATTAACAGCCGAAGAGTTGCCCCAATACATATCCGTGTTGGACGCCACGTTAAGTGACACGCAACTGCCGCTGACTGTAATGCCCGCCCCCTGAATTAAGGAGAGAATTGAGACCGCAGTCGCTCCCGAGGTGACGGTGGCATTAAAGAACGCAAAAGGTGTTTGAGTCATAAGTTACCTCGGCAAAGTTCGTTGTCCCGTTCTCTTATAATGTTCAATCAACATCGGCGCCGCCAGTTCGTGATGCTCCTCATGATGAACAGCCGGAATGGTTCGTGCTCGGGCCGGCTCGCCTCTTACATGGCCCTTGGGAGGCACGTCTCTCGTAACTATCGATCCCGCTCCTACCAAGGCTCCTGCGCCAATTCTGACCCCGGGAAGCACCACTGAGCCTGCACCCACGGAACATCCATCTTCTAGGATCGGCGGCTGAGCGTAGTAACTGGGATTATTTGCGCGGGGATATCTATCATCCGTAAAGGTCACGTTCGGAGCGATGAAAACATTCTTCCCTATCTGCGAATTGGAGGGCAGGAAAACCCCTGAACTGATGCGCGTGTTGTCTCCGATGACTGAACCATGACCTATCTCCACCCTTGATCCAATATTACAATTTCTGCCCACAACCACTTCTGCCAGAAGAATTGAAAAATGCCAAATCTTTGTCCCTTCACCTATCGTGGCAGTCTTGTCAATGAAGCTGAAGGCTCCGGTATTCTCACTAAGTTGTAACATCAAGCACCTCAAGATCCAGAATGTTGTCTGAAAACCCGTTACTCGGAATCACCACTTGATCCTTCACCATCAAAGTCTCGTAAAGACCTTTCATGGTATTAGCCATCTCCAGATGATTGGGAACCGGAGACTTAACTCGCGGCTTAACCTCTCCCCGAATGATCTCCGTCAACTCTTCCGCAATCTTTCTTTGGTCGCCTTCCGTTACCCAGAAGTCGGTATAGGGATTCCCTCGATAGGAAACGGTCTTGCATCCCTTCGCGGCATTCGCCTCAAGGGACATCCGGTTAAAATCTCCATACCTCACTAAGCCAACCTGGTAGTCGGTGGACTTAAAGACGTTCCTCAGAGCCGGGCCGTGAAAAGCCAGAGGAGTGATGTGCGCTCCGTAGCTCGCTCCGTTTCTGTTTACCAAAGGAAAGAACCAGCGGTGCATATCGTTGGGAAGATAGATTGCATGGAGACAGGCATCAGGGATTTGATCATAGATCCACGGCCAGATGATAAAGAGATCCAGAGGCCATTTGATCTGATGACAGTTCTCCCCGGTCATCACCGAAGGAGTTCCTACCCATTTCCCGTCGCTTCCGCCCTCGGCCCAGAAGTCCGTGTCTATCCCCATTGGAACTAGGTGGACTTTGGTGTTCCGGTCACACATCGACTGCATGATGGCCTGATGGCGTGGCCAGTGGGTAACAATAAGATCGGCGTGGGAGAGCCAATACTGATAGAGCATCCATCCATCCCCGTGACCATAACCTCGGTTGGAACCTTCTTCGACAGCAGAGGTGAAGATATGCTCAGGAGTCCCATGAGCGGGAAAGACCATCTTGTACTTCTTGGTAGCGCGTTTCTTTAGCTCGTTAGGGAAGTGAGTGTGGGCTACGAAGATATCTGAATCAGCCACGGAATCAAGGATCACATCCGAAGTCTCGTGCATGTTAATCAGGGTGGAGTTGAGACCGATTAACGTCTCGGCCTCAGCCATGGATTTAGCCACGGCATGCATGCCGCTATTGTTCCACGCCGAGCAGTGGCAGATTTTCACGCGATTGCCTCCAATGAAAAACGATGATAGCAGCCTATTTCTTCGTAGTACTGAATCGCCCAATCGAGGCGTGCATTACACTTTCCGCATAGTAAACCCCGCACAATGCCCGTCTCGTGGTCATGATCGAATACCAGTCCACTAGCACCGCCGCGTCTGACTTTCTTCCCGCAGCTTCCCGCAGATTTCGCAACCCAAGACTTCACGTCTTAGAAATTCCTCATATGTCCATCCTGCACGCTTCAACCATTTCTTAAGATGAAGTTCACGAAGGCCCGTGTTACGTTGTCCTCGGTTAGCCTTCTGCCATTCCCATGCCTCTTTGATAAGACGTTCCCTGTTTGTCATATAGTATTTCCGTCGATATTCTTTACGCGGATGTTTCTGAACATACTGAGACTGATACTCTTTCCATTCAGAAGTTTTCCGGTAAGCGGCATGCCATGCTCGAACCTTGTCCTTATTTTCCTCGCCCCATTCCTTCTTCAGCCGCTTGATAAGTTCAGGGTTGTTCTCCCTATAAGCCTGATTGACGGCGAGGGTTCTTTCTCGGTTAGCCAGATACCACTGTCGCTTGTAAGCCTTGCGAGCGGCTTTTTGCTCATCGGTCAGAGGTTTTCTGTGGCAAACCTTCACTCAGTTTTCCTCCAGCCCACAATGCTGACAGGTGTTTGTAAGGACTCCGTTTTGTAAGGTGCCCTTGGGGTAGGAGCGGCAGGTGTCAGGACGGTTCTCATAGTCTTTACACAACCGCGTTACCGGGTCAAACATGCGGCAGTTGAATCGCGTCTCTGCACCGGCAGGGAAAGCCAATGAACCCAAATCGCCCTCGCGGAATCCGCCCAGACTCCACTCGACGTGAGTGATTGGCTTCCCCTCCACCACCAGCGTAAAGTTCTCGCAGCAGTGGCCGGTACAGACCATCTCTATCCGCCCTTGCTCGCCACCCGGGAAGTTAATGTGGACAGCCCTGTGGACCCTGATACAACGCCACTCTGAGCCACGGAGATGTTGAGCGAATCGCTTAACACGCCGCTCTGGGCCACCGAGATATTCACCGAGTCGCTGATCACGCCGCTCTGGGCGATTGAGGTATTGGCGGAAACACTGACCGCCTTTGAATCGGCGGTCGAAGTCAGGATGGAGTCCGATACTGCTTTCGAGTCTGCTGTCGAAGCTCCCGTGCCTGCGGAGCCGCCTGTTGACTGAGCCGTGGAAATCAGAATTGATTGAGACGTGTTCTGACTGCCTGCCGTGGAGATAAGAACCGAATCACTGACCGCTTTGGAGTCTGCCGTTGAGGCTGCCAAGCCTGCCGAAGTGCCTGCCGAAAGAGCAGTAGAAGCAAGGATTGAATCTGATACCGCTTTCGAGTCTGCTACCGATGCGCGAGTGCCGCCGCTGACGCCTTTGGAGTCCGCCACAGAGATGTTCAGAGAATCGCTTACTGCTTTGGAGTCTGCGGTTGAGGCCTGAAGTCCCGAAGAATCTGCTTTGGAGCCTGCCGTAGTGGCGGTGGTGATGTTCTGCCTCTCTACAACCACCCACGTTCCGTCCTGCAAGGTACTCAGCAAGACCGCCGTGTTACCGGAGCTTGAGAGATTGGAACTGAACGTCCCGGCGGCGTTGGTAATCGTCGCAGTGTTGCCCGAGACATCGTTGGCGTCCAGGAACAACAGGAGTTCATGATATGCGCCGTCCGTGAATGTCGGAATGGTGATGGTGAAGTTCCCGCCCGTGGTGTTGACCTTAACAGCGTAATCCTCCGGTTGAAGGGTTACGGTCGTGCTCACCGCTCGGGTGTAGGCATTCCGGTCTATGTTTTGAATTGGCATTGTTTCTCCTTAAGCCCCGGCTGCAGCCATCATGGCTCCCATGGCTCCCTGCTGCATTGCAGGCATGATCTTGGCACTGAAAGGTGTCTTTTGAACCTGATTCTGGTTATAGGTTCCTCCGGTCTGCACTAATGGAGGAGCGGTCAATGAAGCCAGATAAGCGTTTTTCTGGAAGTTCTGCTGGTTTACATCATATTGTCCTACGCGGGCCTGCTGGGCTGCCTGTTCATCTATTTGTCGATTACCTGCTCTTAGGGCCATATCCTGCATCGCCGGAGTCGTGTAGCCGCCTGTGGGGTTTTGATATGTGTTATATAGGTTGCGTTTTGCTGCTGCGGCGCGATAGGGAATGCTCGGGTCCATCTGAAACTGCGTGCCCCGCAGAGTCTGGATATCAGGTGATTCCGCCCCGGGCATGCGAGCGTAAGTAGCAGTGGTTGCGCCCGTGGTTTTTACATCATGATGCGTACTCATATTTCTTGCTGACCCTGACCCATCTTAAGCGGCCCACCTGTTCCTCAACTCCGTCTCTTTCCAGCCCACATGCCTGAGCCACGCTGAAAATACCACGATTTCGTGAAATTACGCCACCAAATATTTCAGCAGGTTTCCACTCCCTCACCACAACCGCTTCGATGTTCAAAAGAGCAATCAACAACTCATTGCGGTCGGCGCCTCTTTCGCAGTCGATGTGAATCTCAAACCTTTTCCCTTCAGGACGAAACGTCACCAAAGCCCAGAGATGATCCGAAAACACCCCGATAGTTACTCTCCGTTTCATCAAAGCGAACCACTGACGAAAGTGAGCGATGTAGTCCCATTTCCTGATGAGGCGAGGATAGGATTCCTTCCATCTCCACGCCTCGCGAAAGAAGCGTTCATCCTTCTCGGGGTGGAGGATTCGCAAGCTCAAGTTTCCGTATTCGCTCATGTAACTCAAAGATATAAAGAAAAGCCTGCTCCAAGGAAGCAAGCAACATATCCCCGCGATCAAAGAAGCCTGATTCTTTGAACCGGGTCATCTGCGGTAGCTCAAGATCCTTCTCGCAAATTGCCTTCGTCTCATCAATGCTGGGAAGTCCTTTGTAATCCTCAGCTCCGAACTTCCCGGCATACTTCTCAAGCGCTCCCTTAAAGAAGTGTTCAAACACCCAGCCGGGATTTGTATATGCCGTGCCGTTCTTGAAAAGGTCCGTGGCCGCGTTCAGCGTGCCCAAGCCTTTATCTCCGCCTGTCGGTGCCCCTAGTAATAGTCCTCCCGTAGCTCCGAATGAACCGCCTATTGACCCGGCAGCATAGGCAAAAGCCAGCTTTGCCCCCGCCGCTGCCCCGCCAACGATGAAATTGGAGTTTGTTTCATCCCATGCTGCCTGAGCACGAACCGCTCCGTTGTGATACCAGTAAGCAGAGGTGAATTGAGACGTGTCGTTATCGATTATGACCTGATCATCATTCGCCCCTTTTACATGGAGCTTTCTGCCGGGAGATGCGGTGCCTATGCCTAGGCGATGATTTGTCCCGTCCCAGAAATGGTTTGCGTTGTCCTGAGCAAAGGTGGTGGCATTACTAAGATAAGGAATGCTGCCTGCCGTCCATGCAGTCTGGTTCGTCCCTCCATTGGCGGTAGCCAGCGTTCCGGCAACGGTAATTGTTGAACCTGCCCCGGTAAAAGTAAGGCCGGTAGTACCACCAAAAGCCACATTAGGGCCGCTGGCTCCGGCAATGGTCACTACTGCCGCCCCGACTCCCTGCGTGGCCTCAAAAACAGGAAGGGCGGCTTGGGTCGAGTAGTCGTTATAGATAACGTCCGGGTTGTTATAGACATCTTCCATTAATTACGAATTCCCTGCTCGGCTGCGGCAATTTCTATCTCATGCACCTGATCCCTGATCGCGTCCGTGCCGTTGTATGTTCCCTCAATCCTTACCGTGCTCTGCACGAGGTTAGGGCAATTAACCTGGTTCTGGGCGTACTGCGTGACGGTGCTTGAATCCGTCTGTGAGATTGCCCCGGTAAGACTGGAACTGTTCCCCGTCTCCAGAGAAGTCACAGGAATGGATTCGGTCGCTTGTGCCCCAAATCCTCCGACACTTGAACTCGTGGCCTTTCCGGTAAAGCGGATTCTCTTCACGACATGAGCACGCAGTTCCTGACCGTAGTCCGAAAAGCATGGAGCCACATACCACGGGACGCTTGCTCCCGCCGGTTGATCGAAGGTGTAGGTTCCTATGGAGATTGAATCATTCGCCAGTCTGCCGCCCATAAGCATTTGCAGGAAGTTGCCCACCGTGGCTACTCCGGTAACGATCATGTCCTGAGTCGTGGAAGTAAAAGTAAGATCTCCAATCCATGCATCCTGTCTTAGCCCGAACATCAGCACCCGGGTAGTCCAGAAGCCTGAAGCATTCAATGAATCGCAGGCGTGGAAGAAACACACCGCGTTGTTCTGCGGATCTAACGCTACGGTGACATTCCCCGGCACCCAGTTACGGGTGATCTCCTGAACCGGGATTCCGAAGTCAAACTTCTCCGATCCGACTGTACCGTCATTAACTGATCTCGCCGGGCCTCTGAGGGTGTAGCCATAGAGGACTTCATCCACAAAAATCAGTTGGTTCCAATTGGCAAACCCTACCGTCCAAAACGGCCTGATGATGACCGGAATATCAGGATCAGGCGTGCCCTGAGCAATCTCCAGATGGTTCGCGGTTAAGAGATAAACCCTTCCCTGAGCGGATACGGCCCCGATGATGATCTCCGGCGGCGAAGAGGCAAAGGCGATTTGTACCGGCGCTGCTTCAATGTTGTTCGGCTTGGCCGGGAAGATGAACGGCCCGGGAGAGGAGTTATTCAGTCCCTGACAGGAGATCCAGAGATAGATGTTATTCAGTCCCGCGATGAACAGAGCATTCGGCGGAGCGAAGTTGTCAAAGTCTACCAAGCCATTAGCTTCCACTTCTCCGTCCAGCCATTCAACCGTCTTGGTAAACCCTGCGGAGCTTCCAGTGTAGGGAGTGAGATTTAAGAGATACCACGGGCCTTCGATGTAGTTCTTGTCAGCCCCGAGAGAGTCGGCATACCTTGTGACCCACGCATACCATCCATCCTGTCCGTTGGCGGTGTCCATTGCGGGAAAGGTGATGTCAACCCGATGGTTAGCGGCGGCGAGCGTCACGGTCTGAGGCACTGAGGGATTATTAAATCCCAGGGTCGCCGTGCGGGCAGGGGTGATCACGACTCCGTAGGTGCCTGCCTGCATGTTCTTCGTGCCGCCCGCAGCGTTATCAGCCAGAGTCGGCGCGGCGGAAGTGGCCATGCCTAACGTGAAGTTCGTGTAAGTTCCAGCGCCTGAGTTGTAGATGGAAATCTGTGGCGCTCGGGTAAGGGTTAGCGAGGAACTAAGAGCTGAACCGTTGATCCTCGCCACCCCTTGACCGACACTCAGTAAGGTGCCTTTATCAAGACGTTTGAAGTTTCCAAAGATGCACGTCCCAATGTCCTGATCCACAGGGAAGATCACCGGCAGACGGGTTCCCGTCAAACCCGAGGCGGTGTCAGCAGGCGTCTGCCAGCAGATGAAGTGCGTATCATCAATAATCCTCTTCACCGCAATCAGGTAAGACTTGTGCGTTCCCGAATTCACCAGAAGCACGAACTGTCCCGGATTGAGTTCAGTCGTGAATGCTGTCGTCGTCCCTGTGACCGTTGAAGTTCCATTGATAGCAATCGTGCCCGTGAGATTCAGAGTAGCGATTGTTTGCGAGAGAGAAAGCGAGCCTCCGTAACATTGGGGATAACTGAGATTACCGATCCCCTGAATGATCATGTTCTGCATCCGGTAGATTAGCTGGTTGGCCTCCGACCCGGAGCGAGGCTGGGTTGGAAAATACGCGCTGAAACGAATATTTCTCGCCGGTAAATTAGCACCCATCAGGTTTCTATTTCCTTCGCCACCTTGCCGCGTAACATCTCTGCTCCGGTTTCGATAATGTCACTGATGATCTCATCCACAATGTTAAGCACATCATTAGCCGTTGCCGGCATCGTGGGAACAGTAGGAGCGTTGAACGACCGACTTCCGGTAAACCCGGAACTGGGACTGTAACCCACTCCCGGCAAGGTCAGAACCATTGAGTCACCACCGACAATCGAGTAATAGGCGTAGGCCGCAAAGATGCCTTGCCTTAGTCCGGGATCGGTAAAATCACTAAAATTACGCACCCACGAATAAAGAACCGTGGTGTCGGCAGGATCGAACAGCGTGCTGTCCTCCATCCACTTCGTGAGGACGAAAGAAGGAATAGTGCCTACTCCGTTCGTGAAGTTCACCGAAACCGTCTGCTTTAATAATCCACGCTTGCGAGGATCGGCAGCCGCATTCTCTGCTACAGCCTGAAGCACGACGGGCATCTGAGCTTCCGCCATACCCGCCGCGTCAAGGTTCGCCGCTTCGAAGTTCGTCCCGCCGCGCTGGGCCATTGCCACTGTCCGGTAGATCAGTTCGGTATAAATCACGCTGCTTTCTCCACCACCTGAGAAGTTGGATCAACGGACATGTAGCCTTCTTTGACCTGCTGAACCCACTGATCGTACAACTGCCCAAACCTCGAAGCCTGCAGGACGAATTCATCATCACGAATACATTGCCTTAATGCCGCATTCACCATCGCCGCCAGAGCATCATCAGGCAGGAAAACATTCGTCGTAAGATCCAGCGAATCTGAAGAAGGGCGGGTGTAGGCAATCACATCCACCACCGCATTTGCTACGGTGTGATAAAGCCTCCGGTCACTCAGGGCGTACCACCAGACAGGAATCAGCCACATCCCTCCCGGATTCACCACCCGGTCCTGAACCTGACGCAGTTCGTTCTTGGTCAAAGGCTGGGAGGTAGCAACATCTCTCACGTCCCCGAAGATCCCAATCACCGGCACTCCCGCGGCGTTCGTTTTCACCAGCGAGCCGTAAGGAAGATTTGCGGTTTGAGTTATTAGCGCAGAGCGATAGGGATGATCTCCCGTTGAGGCGACTGTGGTGATGAGTTCCGCTTCGCCGTCAATCATCTTGTCCTTCAAAGCAAGGAAGGGAAAGATGGAAGATTGAAAGTTCGCTGAAGTCAGAGGAATCGTGGCGTAAGTAGTCTGTAAGGTCGCAGGCGTCGCTCCAGTGAGAGCATTCACCGCAATGGCGATATTCCTTAAAACCGTGTTATAAGTCACTGACATTATAGTATCCTTAGAACGAGGCCGCGGGATGCGTGAACACCCCGAAGCCTCTAATCACCGATTCTGCAAAGGAGAACCGATGCCTACCAAGAAAGCTAAACGCTACGAACTTCACCGTCAATCTTATACCTCGACATACAATTGCTGGTGCGCAATAAGGCAACGCTGCCACAATCCGCGCAACACTCATTATGAAAATTATGGCGCGAGAGGCATAGAAGTTTGTGAACGCTGGCGCAATTCTTTTGTCAATTTTTTCGAAGATATGGGAGAGCGGCCAATCGGAATGACGATTGAGCGCAAAGACAATAATAAGGGATACTCGCCCGATAATTGCACTTGGGTAACTCGTAAACATCAACAACGTAACCGCCGGGCCAATCGCCGCGTCATCGCATTTGGCATGTCTAAAACGCTTGCAGAGTGGTCTGAGATATTCGGAGTACGTCATAACGTCATTGCTTACCGCCTAAGTCGAGGCTATTCGAACGAAGATGCCGTGTCGTGCTCGCCTTTTGCGCGATACCAAAAACGTATCGCGTTAATACCATCCAGCTAGTGAATCGTTATCCATCGAGCTATCTCTAATACCCATTTGGTCGATTACTAAAGCTCGGCAGTACCGATCAAACTCCTCAGTCAGCCGCATTTCGTCGTTCTTAAGTGCGAGAGCCAGTTCCTTCCGATGGGTGATGTTGTCACCTTCTTCTGCCCACCAAGCACATGAAGGCAGGATTGATTGAGAGGCCCAGATTTCCACCAGCGGATGGAATTGACTCAGAACCGGAGAACTATCAAGCCATGCCGTTGAGGCCCAGTCTCCGCTGGCAAAAGTGATTGTATAGGTTGCCGCCAACTGCGGACGCGGTAAGACTCTCACCCATCTTGATCCATCATCTCGCAGGTAGAAAGCCATCCTCATCGCGGTACAGGGTGAGCCATCCGACCATAGCCACGAAGCCAGATTGACGGGATAAGGCCAGTCAAAGTTCATGGAAGAGAATTCCCGAAAAGGAATGTACCTCTGAATATAGGAAGGATTTGCCGGATAGGTTGAGAGCACCTGAATCGGCTTGCCGTAAGACTCATCTATTCCTAACTGAAAGTCGCTCGTGGAAGAATTAACGTTCAGAGGGTAATCGGCCTTTAGCGACCATGCCTGTCCGGTGTTCTCCAAGCGATTGTAGAGATGCTGAGCATTCTGGATGACGGCCTGAAGAGTGCGGCGCGCTGAGGGTCGCTGAGGCAGCGGCTCATCACACAAGAGATTAACCTGTGTGCACATTTCCAGAATACTGGCCACGTCATCCCTCCGTTGGATTTAATACTTCGCACGAACGTTCGTGAGCGAGTTTGCCTGCTAGTGATCCACAGACCCTTCCGCAGCCTGAGCATTCAAAGGTTTCCTTAGTTGCCGCTGCGAGCTTTGCTTCAAGATCGGCAATTCTCAGCGCGTCAGCTTCCCGCGCCTTCGCTAAGCGCTCATCCATTCTTCGCTCAAACATCTCCATGTCCAGAGCGCTCAGTTGCGGCGCTGCCTGCGGAGTCTGCTTGGCGAGGATCTGTGTAACCATGTCGGCCATTTCCTGAATGGGTTGATCTTGTCGTTTGAGTTCAAGCTGTTCGATTAACAGTTCCACCACGGGAGAATAGGCATAAGACCATCCGCCCTGCCATTCGCCTACGTGACCAAGCTTCAAAAGACCGTGTTCAATACTGATCTTCCGCATCGCCCAGTTACGCGAGTCCTCGCAAAGATGAAGCTCTTCGTCTCTCAATTTCCCGTAATCAACCCGGGTGTCGTTGACCTTCGCGTAGCGGATCTGATCTTCCAAGCCTTTGAGGGTCTTGCTCATTCCGTCACCGAATTGAGCGCGTTCAACCACATCCAGAATGCCTTCACCGTTTAGGTGACATTCGGCCCACTCAAGACCTTGAAGGACGGTGAGTTCTCCCAAGCCCTTCCTGCCATCGTTGGTGGCATATCTCTGAAGAAGTCTTAATCCGTCTCCCGGATACACAGGAACGTAGCCAAAGTTGTGCCGAGTGGTGTGTTCATCCGAAGGCAGTCCCTGCCACGCCACCGCCTGAAGATCACCCATATGCTTCATGGGAATAGGCTCACCGCCCATCTCCAGAATGGCTGCGCGCCCGCGAGGCACGAAGCCCCGACCGTACTTCTGTAAACAAGGGCAGGCGGTTTCCTCTCCGCCGACTTGGAGCCATGAGAGCTCTGACTTCCTCTCAGGCTGAATGACATCAAGAGCGAAGAACACCCACCTCTTCGCGGCGTTCGTTAAGCGGCGTTTGTCGAAATAATTAACTGACTCAAAAATCTCTGGTTTTCTCTCTAGGACTGCGCTCATAGTTTCCCTCGTTTCATACATAGACTCGGTTCAAGTGCCCGTATTTATGTTCATGGGCAATCTCAGCAAGTTCGTTTTGTTTCCTTACTTTAGTGTCTTGCATCATCTGCAAGCCCCAAGTCTTTGCCTGATTCAATCCCACCGGATCAAGTTCCGGGCGGATGTGCGGATTGGTAGCCATCTCCCGGTTTCTTAACTGAATGGCCTTCTTTAGTCTCTTCAGCACGAGATTGTCAGGCTCTCGATACTCTCCGTAACAAATCTCCCTCGTTTCCAGCCATGCCTTCTTGCAACAATGATTGCGATGATGAGCAATAATCCCGATATGGGGTAAGAGGTTGTACCATCCCTCCCTCGGGACCGAGCCGAAGGTGTCCTGCTTTATCGTGTCAAGTTCCTGCATGGCACTGCAGTACTTACAAACTACCAAATGCCCTTCCGAACGATCAGGATCGGGCCAGAAGAACATCCGACATTCAGGACACATTGGAGTCGGGCGTCCTGTGACCACGGTACGATAACGGGTAAGCTCCCAACTGATTGCAATCGCCTCGGGTTCGTAGCGTTCTTCCAGAATCCACCGCGGAGGGGAGATGTCCACATAGTCATCATTTCCAATATCAACCGAGAGAGCACGGTACTTCTGGCGCCACTCTCCCTTCGTGGCGTTACCGAATGAGCCCCATTCGGTGTTCTCCCATTTCCTCACGTCCCATGCCCATGAGAGTTTGACTATTGGCGCCCCGGAAGGGCTGAGGCCGACCACTTCATTCAATCGTTTCTGGAAGCCTTTAACGCCAAACTCGGGCGGCTTATAAACTCCTTCAGACGCCCATTTCGCCTTGTCGTCATAGATCGGATGTGATGTTGTTGTTATCCGCATACAGTATGCTATAATCGGCCTATGGGACATCGATGGAAATATAAACCGGGCGACAAGTTAGGAATGCTTACACTTATCCGACCCTGCCGATTACAAAGAAGCGGCTGGGTAACGCGATGTGATTGTGGAAAGATTTCCATTTGTCGCTCTGACTCTTTGGCTGTTTCTAATCCGAAATGTCGCATTTGCAGATATAAACTTCGCGCCACGCCACTAAAAACGCACGGCCAAACAGGCACGTCTCTGTACAAACGCTGGGCAACAATGATCCAGCGATGTACTAACCCACGATCGCGCAGTTATCACAACTACGGCGGTCGCGGTATCCGAATCTGTGAGCGTTGGCATTCCTTTGAAAACTTCTTAGCGGACGTAGGTCATCCGCCCTCAGTAACATCCACTTTGGATCGGCTTGATAACAACGGTCATTATGACCCTGCCAATGTTGCGTGGCGCACCGCAAAAGAGCAGGCGCGGAACCAGCGGCGTACCATCTTCCTAACAATCAAAGACCAAACTAAATCTTTAGCCCAGTGGGCTGAAATCAGCGGACTTAAACTGCCGACCTTGTACGCAAGATTGAGAGCTAATTGGCCCGCCGATTTCATGCTGGAACCTACTCATAAAGGGTACCGACCACGTGTCCCTTAGCGCCGCTGAAACGAGGCAACGTTAAAGAGCGGAGCCTTGTAAATTCCCTCCTCAGCCCACCGGGATTTGGAATTATATGCCGAATTTTCTTGACTCTCTATCATGCGTTTAAGTACAATAAGCCTTGATGGGCATTTACACAGTCGGGCGTTGGACGGT